CGCGTCCTGGCTCCGCAGGCGGCGGCCTTCAGGAGCACGGCGCGTTCGGCGTGCTCGAGCCAGCGGTATTTCTCTGGCGGCTCTAGGCGTTCTGGCCGGGACTCGACGCCCAACGGCAGCCAATTGGCGGCGGTGAGCCATCGCCCAGAGTCGAGCAGGATGGCCGCTCCGTTCTGCGTGCGCGGGTCTTCGGAGTGCTCGACGGCCGCCTCGACGGCCTTGCGGAGCATGAACGTGTCGCTCACGACGCCCCCCGCAGATCGCGGTCGCACCAGATCGGCATCGCCTTCGTGACTTCGCGTCGCTCATGGTCGATCACCACCGCGGCCTGGCAGGGAGCCTCGTAGCCGGCTTTGATCCGCACCGTATAGCTGGAGTGGCCCATTACGCTCCCATTACTGACGTAACGGCCACCACGAAGCCAGCCAAAAGAATGGTAATGGCCGAAGCAGGTGAGGTCGGCCCGCCGACTCGCATCCCACGCCGAGATCGCCTTCATCGCCGGCAATGCGAGGCCGTAGACGCCGCCGGAATACTTGATGCTGAAGCCGTGCAGGAAGCGAACCGTGAACCCGTCGAGATCGACGTAGTTCAGTTCGCCCTCGGCCACCTGCCAGTGGACGTTTTTTCGCGTCTCGGCGGCGGCCATCGTCAGATATAAATTCTGTTCAAAGCTGTGCTCCAGCTCTGTTTGGCAGCGGAGCTTGGGCGTCGAGCGGCCATGATTCCCGCTGGAAGTCGCCACCACGACTTGATCGGCGCTGTCGCTGACGGCGTCGATGAACCGCCGCATTCGGGCACCGATCCAGCGGCACGCCGGCATCGGGGCGAGCTGGCTCTTCTCGGCCAGCTCCTCATGGATATGCCCACTGATCATATCGCCTCCGAGCCAGACGACGACGCGGCTGATGTCAGCCAGGTGCCGCTCGTGCTCGAGGAGCGTGAAGAACCGCGACTGTAGCTCGGCCAGCCGCTGATCGCAGATGTCGAGGGAGAACTGATTTAATCCATTGGTTTCGGCCAGCGACACAGGCTCTTCGCAGTGAATGTCGGAGAGCAGTACCATCATCGTCGCCGGGTTTTTGCGGCCGCTCTTCTTGAGCGACGGCAACTTCTTGGCGGCCTTGATGCCTTGCATCCCGACGATCTGATCGGCCTTCGCCTTAGCGGCGTCAACCTGCTTCAGCGCCGCGTCGTACTTGCGGCGCATCGCCGTCAGTTCGTCGCGGAGCCTCGCGGCCTCGGCGTCCTTGGCGATGTCGATCTCGCGGTCTAGGAGTTCAGCCAGTCCCTTATCGTTCCGACGCTTTTTGGCTCCGGCCATCCTTCCTCCTTGCATCTGGCGATTGCGGCCTTGTGAATGATCGCGACGGACACGCCGCGATATTGGCCGGCGGCGTGCCGGCTCTTGATCTCGGCGAAGTCCTGCTGCGCATCCTTGGGCAGCCTTGAGAACCAAGACCGCTGCGGGCCGTTGTCCTGCGAATGCTTGATGGCCGCGTCGAGCGCGGCGAGGGCGGAACGCTTCGCCATAGAGATTCACTCCGTATCGCGGTAGCCGAGCGCCCAGAGCACCCTGGCGATATCTCTGGCCGACTCGGTCACATGGGATTCATCGATCGCGGGGCCAGCGGGGCAGACGTGAAGGCATTCGTGGATGATCGTCTCGAGCTTCGACCGACCACGCAGACGCTCGTCGATGAGGATTTTGCGGGCGAGCTTCGGGTTCTTAGCGTCAGGGACGTAGGCCCATCCGGCAGCCATGCCACGCAGTCGCGTGAAGCGGAGGAGCCACTTTGTTCCGGCCAGCGTGAAGTGATGGTCGCATGGCATGGGCCTTTATTGTGAGGTGTAGGCTCTCTGGGTCAAGGGAGTTGCGGGCGGATTGCCTAGGTTTACTGGGTGGGTGGGCCAGCGGCGGCGTCAACTCACAGCCTTCGCCCTGGCCCTGCGGCACGCGAGTTTCACAAGCTGCGTTGCCCCCAGGTCAGTCCAGGGCAGTCGCGTGCGACCGTCCTGCCACCGCTTCCCATGCTCGTCACGCATCGTGGCGAGAATCTCCGCGAGGCCGGCTTCGGACTCGCACCAATCAGGCCCGAGGGCGTTCATGCGGGATGCCATCGACTTGCAGCCGCAGCCAGCGTCGGCCTCGATACCGAGCCAATCGCGGAGGATGGCGGCGAGTTCGTCGCCGGGGAGCAGGCGGCGGGGCGGCTTTTCCCTGGCAGCGACATAGCCTTGGCTCATCCGGCAGACGGCAACTGGTGGCTTCGGCGACTCAGAGCGAACAATGCGATTGCAAGTGACGCACCGAAATCCGCCGTCGGTCTGCTCGAAGACGCAGGGTGTTATCACGGCCTTCACCCAGCGGAAATGGTGCAGGTGATTTCGCCGTTACCAAACTCAAAGAAGGTCGCCAGCGGCGCGCCTCCCCAAGACGGGGCTGCCGTCCTGCACCACACCGCGCTGCTCATACCGTCGCCGTAAGGATCGCCAAACGGAAGACTGAACCCAAGCGATGGACCGAACGCTCCGCATGACATCACATGCGAACGAGACAGCAGGTCGTAAGGGCACGGCTCAAAAGACACTCGATTAGCAAACGGCAGCCTTTTGTTCCAGAAATTCGCGCAATCAACCGGATCGTTTTCGTTTGGCTCTGATGGCGTTTCGTTGCCAAGCAAAACCTCTAGGTGGTTCAGCGTGCCAATCGAGATAGTCGATGCCCAGCCCGTCCCTGCGGCCCTGTAGTTCTGCCCGCCATTTGTCGCCGTGATCCCGGTGATTTGCCCAAACGTCGGCGAGCCAACCGTGCCATCAACTTGGGCAGTCGCCGTCGCGCCGGAGCCTGAGTAGCTCCGGAAATAAACAAACGGCACGTCCACGTCCGACGTGCCGGTAGATTCAGACACGTAATACGACCCTGGCTCCCAGACGACCACCGACTCAATGACGCCAGTCGATTTGTAGTATTCGCCGCCGCCGCCGTACCACGGGAAATTGACCGACGAAATTACGCCTGTGTCTCGGTAATACGAACCGCCGTCTGAGATGCCGATGCCAGTGATTGCGCCGTTTCCATCAACCGATGAGACGTAAAGGTATGAGCCAGACGCCTCAATGTCGCCCGTGGAAATGAGCACCTGATCCCACTGGCTGTATCCGCTGCCGGCGTTCGTGATGGCGACCGACGACACGGTCCATGAGTCTCCAGACGCCGACAGCGACGGGGTCAGCGCCGCACCACTCCCGCCGCTGTACGGCAGGCTTGCGGTCACGTCCGGCTGGCTTCGCACAGTGCTGATCGTGGCCGACGCGCCCCAGATTTGAGTGCCGTCCGTCACCGTGAACGTGACGCTCGTGCCGTCTGCGTATCCGGTGCCGCCGTTGTTCACCGTGACCGACGACACGCTCCAAATATCGAGACCGTTCCAGTCCGTTGATTGCCCGAGCGTGACGGAAAGGCTTGCTCCTGAACCGCCAGAAACAGACGCCGCCACCGTTGGCTCGACTCGTCCGGTCACGATATAGGCCGATGCCGGATAGTCCGTTGTCGAGCCTGTCTCTGGCGTGAACACGACCGCTTCGTTTCCCGCGTATCCGGTGCCGCCATTCGTGACGGCCACAGATTGCACGCCCCACGTCGCCGACTCGCCGGTGCCGCTCTGCGTGAGCGTGGCCGTGAGCGCGGCCCCGCTGCCAGTGCCGCCCGATAGCGTGACGGTCATCCCTGGCTCTGTCCGCGTGAAGATTTCGCGTGCGTAGCCGCTGCCGGGCGTTAGCAGAGTGACGCTCGTGATCTCGCCGCCAGCCGCTGGGCTGGATACCGATGCCTCTGCGGTGGCTGTGTCGCCGGCTGCCTTGGTCGGGGCGCTGATGAACACTGTCGTTTCAAGCCCGACCGGGCCGATGGACACGGAGACAGCGGTCCCCAATGGGTCGCCGCAACTTACTTGGGTATTTCCAGCAATGATTCCCTCAGTCGGCGGCGATGGAGCGTACCCAGACCACGACCAGAAGCAGCTGTCTCCGTCGTCACGGTCTAGCACGGCCTCAAAGTCCTGAATCACAAGATCACCGACATAACCTACCGGGCCAACTGCAGGGCCAGTGCCGCGAATACGAATGTCATACTGTATGTCGCATTCGTCGCTCATCGGAGTTGGCGGAGAGCCTGGTGATCCGCCGCTTCGCGCCGACCACAAAAACAGCTTCCCCATTCCTGACAGCGACAGCGTGATCTGATCCGGCATGTTGCCGACGCTGTCGCAGTAGCTTTCTGTAGTGCCGCACTCGCCCGCCGCCAGCGTGATCGTGCCGTTCGTAGAACAGCCCTGCACGTTCGCGGCGCCAAACACGAAACCATCGCACGAAATCGGCTTGCCTTGATCGTCAACGCTGGATTTAGATGCGGTGACGATTGACGTGTCGTTGAATCGCGGGCCGCCGCCGAAGTCGTACCAGTCACGCAGCCAAAGCGTGAGAGAGTTTGATGCGGCACCGATATTCACGGTGACGTACAACTGCCTCTTGTTGAGGAAGTCTCCAATTGGGTCACCAACTGGGCACACGGCACAAATCGGATCGCTCACATAGGTGCATGAGTTAATCCCATACATCTTGCCGCCATCTATCAGCGACAGGCCAGTGATCGCCCCGCGCTTGTAGTAGACCCCAGGCGTCAGCAGCTCTATCGCGATTGGCTGCCCAGAAGACCCGTCCACCGAGACGATCTTGGCCGTCGCGGCAGGAGAAGAAACCACGCCAGCCTCAGGCAGCAAAGACGGGGTAGCGAGCGGCACAAGGGTCACAATCTCATTTGCAACGTATCCCATTCCACCTAACGTCAGGCCGTCGATGCCTTGCACTGACCAGTAAGAACCAGTGTCAGTGATGTGCTCTTCGTACAAGATCTGAGCAGATGCGTTTTTGCCCTCACTCGACGACGAAACGAGACTCATCAGACTTGAAGGCTGCGACGTGCCGACCTTCGGAACCGCTTGTGGAGCATCCAAAATGCAGCCGCTCGACAGAAACGTCATCGAGTCGCCAAGCGAATAGTTTGAGCCTCCATTTGTCACGCTGACTTTAGTGACAGAATAGCTGCCATCCGTGGCGTTTCTTGCGATTGCAACTGAAAAAGTCGCCCCAGAACCTGTAGATGAGACGGCAAGTGCAGTTACAGTCACACTCTGGTTTGGCGGACGTTTCGCAATGAAAGTTGTGTCGTCAAGAAAGTTGCACTCGCCGCAGCTTGCAGTTCCGTGCGCAAAGCCAGAGAACGTGACCGAAAGGCACTCTGGCGCACAATACGGACATGGAGGGCATGGGTTCACGCACTTCCCGTTGACGCAAACACACGGCGGCGCGCACTCGTTACCATTTGGGCACGCGGACGGGCTGCACCCTCCGCAGCAAGCGTTGCACGAACTCCCGAGCATGTGAGCCATGTGTCAGCACTCCGCTGCGATCAGATACCACGCCGTGCCGTCCTTGGCGATGGCACAGTTGCGTGATGATGCGGCCGTGCCAATGGCGGCAAACAGGTTCGTGGCCGAAACCGTATTCGGCGTAGCAGTCACGCCGCGAAACGTCACGGTCTTCGCGGTGTTCTTTGACCACGCCCCAGTGAAGGTGCAAACGCGAAAGACCTTGTCCGTCGTACCCTGCAACCTCGTCGGAATCGACGCACCTCCGGCGCGCGACGGCTGACCATCGACGCGATCAACGGTCGATCTGATCCGACTCAGAAGGCTTTCGCCGATGAGGTATCCGTTTGACACGCTAGCTCGTGAGCCTGACGTTCAGCAGGTCAAAGTCAAGGTCTTCGTAGATTTGGTAGCGGTAAACAAGAACGGCAGGGGATGCGTTCGGCGCGCGCTGCGTGCCATCGTCGTTGAGCGGCACAGGCTGCGCGCATGGAACCTTGTTGCCTTCGCTGTCAAGGTCGATCAGGCACCGAAGCTTGTTGGCTGCGCCGAACGGGAGCTTTTGATTAAACCCAGTCTGCGGCTGTGCCCAGTCCCAGCCGATCTCCGCGCCGATCGGGTCGCCGACGTAGTTCCTGCGGTACAGAAACTCATACGTCGCGGTCCACCCGCGATACAGTTGCCCGCCATACGCCTCGACCGCCGGCTGCGTGTTCATCGACCGCAGCATCACGCTACGAGGCGGCATCACCATCTGGCCGAGCGTCCACTGCTCGCTATTAACCTTGCCGACGTGCATCGCATTGGCTGTCGGGTCAGGCCACATGAATTGCTCGACGTGGATGCTGACAACAGGCTCAAGCCTCGTGATGCCTTCGTAGAGGTCGCCGGCTGGGTTGTGTGGCGCCGACACAGTGCCAGCGAGCGGGCCTGTGATGGCTTTCCACGAATACGCCGGCGTTTCGATCAGCGATGACTGGATGTACCAATTCGCCGGCCTGACGTTAGGCGCACTCGTCGAGGCGTTGCCGCTGTCGGGCTCAGGGAAGCTTGTCTCGACGCCGTTAGCGTCAAGCTCCGGCGCCTCCGGCGGCTCGTAGGGGGCGCCCGCGTCGCTCTCAGAGTCGGCGACGTGCGGCTGATAGGTGTAGGTGAACGTGACGAGGAACACCATCCGGCTTTCGCCGTCATACTGCGCCGAGTATGACGAGCATCGCAGAGCCGGATTTTCGCCGTCCCTACTGCCGATCCGAACCTTGCACAAGTCCTCAAAGTCGATGTACTCGCCGGGCGTGTCGCGGATGATGCGAAACGACTTTGTACGAGTCGTGGAGACGCCGCCGTCACCGACCGCTCTCTCAAAGCCAAACCCGTCTACTACCTGCGTTACCTTTGGCACCTTAGCCCTCCGTAATATCTACGCGGAGGCGGGTTCCGCTTGTGCCGATCGCCTCGTACTGCCGGCCGGCAGTCATGCGGATGACCGCGGCCTCGCCGGCCTTGAGCGTGCAGAAGCTGGCAAACGACCCCCCCACCTGAAACCCAAGCTGCGCGGTAGACGCGGTAGACGACGACAGGTTGCGGAATACCGCAATCCCGGCCAACGAGAGATTCGCCGTCGAGATGGACGCCGCGGTCGTCGAAAGCGAGTATGACGCCGAAAGCATCGAGTCGCTCGTCATCGACGCCGTAATGCCGCGGGCCGCCACGTCGCTGCGGAGCAGCCCTTTGTTTACGTTCATTGCGACGCTGTAGGTGATGTCTGCCACTGCCTTTTGCTCCTAGTTAGTTGGCTACTTCCGCCCCACGCTTGTCCCTGATCTGCTTCAGAAGCTGAGTTTGTCGCTTTAGCTCGACGAGGTTCTGGTCGCGGGCCGCGTCATCGCCTCGCAGGAGGCGATTGAGTTCCTGCTGCCCCTGAGCCGTCGAGGCGTCGGATGCACCGAGCGCGGCGCGGGACGGGCCTTGCATCCGAGCGTTCTGGACTTGCTCGGCGAGGTCGAAGACGAGCGGGGCGATTGCCTTCTCTTGATCCTCGACAGTTCGCTTCACTGCTTCGTTAAATGCGTCAAGCCCAATGGCGTTTTCCGCAAGGGCAGCCTTTAGGTCGCTGAATGCTTTCTTCAGTGCATCGGACGCCTGCTGGGCTGGCGTGATCGCCGCCTCGATCCCGCGACGAACGGCGTCTTGGTTCTGGTTGAACCGCTGATTGGCCGTGTCATTTGCGTCGGTCTGCTGCCTAAGTTGCGCGACATCAGGCGTCGCCTCGGCGAGCTGCCGCAGTCGCCGGCGATTGTCTTCAAGTTCTGGCCGCAGGCGATCCTGCTCGCCTGCCTCTGCGGGCGTGCGCGGAGCGTTCGCCAGCGATGCTTCGATCTCTTGAATGCGGGTTGCTAGGGCGGCAGCCTGCGGATCGCCGCGACCGGCACGGGCCTGCCCCTCAAACTGCCTGATGATCCGCTGCGATTCTGCGTCAATCCTCTGGCGCTCTTGCTCGGTGCGTCGCGACTCTGCCTCTGACTGCTGCTGCTGGCGGCGGGCGATTTGAGCGCGGGGGTCATTTGCGCCAAACTCCGCTTCGGCTGCGTTCGCTGTCCGTCTTTGCGAGACGGCCCGCCCGCCGGCTTCCTGCTCGACACTGCGGGCAAGGTCGGTCGCGGCCGACTGCAAAGCGTCCGAGAATGCTCGAGCCTGCTCAGAAGCCTGCTCCAGAATCGTCCCGACGGCCTGCGCTTTCTGAAGTTCGACGTTGAATCGATCAAACGATAGCGTGCCGTCCGAAAGCTCGTTTTGGAGTCGCTCAAACTCGCCACGCACGAGCGAGCTTGCCGCCTCAATCTGCGAAACGCCTTCGATGCCCTGCGTCCGCTCAAGGCCGCGGTTCAGGCCGCCGATCAGCCCCTGGCCCCGCTCTGCACCAAGCCGCACCGATGCGTCGGCGAGCCGCTGAATCGTATTCTCGATGACGGCGAGTTCGCGCGAAAGCCGGCTGACCTCCCCTACGTTGTCGCGGCGGGCCGCTGCTCCTAGCTCTTGCTGCACGGCTGCGCGGCGGTCGTTCTGGTCGCGAAGAGCGCCAGTAAGCCCCCCGCGGGCCTGGACGGCCACGCCGGCGTTCTGCGCACCGCGTCGCTCGATATCGTCGATCTCGCGGCGCGCGGCGAGATCAGCGGCGTTTCGTCGCTCGATGAGACGGCGACGAGTGGCGGCGTTCTGCTCCGTCTCAAGCTGCCGATCAATCTCAGCGATCCGGCCTCGCTGCCGGGCGATCTGCGGGCTGTTGGCCTCGATCGCGGCGCGGCGGCGTTCTTCTTGCTGACGCTGGACGGCATTGATCTGCTCTCGCTGCTGCCGTTCGTTTCTGAACCGCTCCGGCTCGCCGGCCTCGGCGATCGACTTCGCCAGGTCGCGGTAAACGTCGCGGAGTTGTTCGGCGAGTTGCCGCTGACGCTCAAGAGCGGAGTTCGTCGAAGACAGGGCGTCCTTGAGTTCCCGCTGCTGCTTCTCGGCGTCTTCGGTGACGCCGGTCCATTTGATGATGGACGCGACAAGCTGGGCGCCAATGGCGACGGCGATGCCAGCGATAAGCCCCTCTGTGCTTCCCAGCACAAATCCGAGCTGCGAGATGTTATTACCGGCGGCGCGGATACGCTGGTCTAGGCCGCCGGTGACAGAGAAGAAGTCCTCGAATGCGAACGCCGCTTGCTGGATGCCGAGGCTCAGGTTGGCGAAGCCTTGTCGCCCGACGTCGCCGGCGCGGGCGACCGTTCGGCCCAGAGCGCGGGGGCTGATGCCGCGAGCCGCTGCGGTCGCGCGGACGGCGTCGGCAGTGAGCCGCTGCACTTCTTGACGCGCGGCCTGCGTGTCAATCGTTCCTCGACGCATCTGCTCAGAGATGACTGTGCCAAGCCGTGAAATGGCTGCAACGGCAGGCCCGCGAGCTAGGCCAGTGACGCTCGCCAGCTCTCCCTGGAGAATCTGAACCTGTGCCGTGTACCCGCGAAGTTGCTGTGTCTGGAGCGACCCGATGATGGCGTCGCGACTGCCGAATGAGCGGCGGAAGTTTAGCGCCTCTGAGGCTCGGCCCGCTTCCCTCGTGAGTTGCAAGAGCCGCTGGCGAGCAACGTCGATCGCGACGGCAGATTGATTCGGTGCGGCGGCAAGCCGGCGGAACTCTGCCTCGGCCGCCGTGATCGCCGGAATGAACTGCTGCCGCAGGCCGGCAGGAAGTTGATCGATCTGGCTCTTGACCGAAGTGATGCCGCCGCGGAGTGCGTCGAGTTGGCGACTCGGATCGGTCAGAGCCGCGCCCAGCCCCGCGTCTGACTGGCCGCCGAAACCTGGCGGGAGCGGTGGGCCTTGCGGCCCCGTCGGGGTCGCCCTGGCGACTCCAGCGGCAAGCCTGTCAAGCAGGCTATTCAGTTGGACGGCGTTAGTCGTTCCGGCCTGCACGCCGTTAGCAACTCTGGAGGCGATGCCGGCTAGGCCAGCCAGGCCGGTCTGCGCCGACTCAGGCAACTCCGCAAACGCCGCCGACACCTCCCTGGCTCTGGCGATCGCTCGCTCGGCATCAGTTCCGACTTGAGAGCCGAACAGACCGAGTCCGCGCTGCTCGCGAGACGGGCCTTGCGGAGAAAACGCGCGAGTTGCGGCCTCGGACTGCGCCTTAATCGCCTCAGTCCGCTGACGAACCTCGTCCAGCCGCCGCACGGCCGCGTCCAGGCCAGCCTGCGAAACCCGGATATCAAGTCCCTGCGAACTCAGTCGCTCGATGCGGGCCGTGATCTTGTTGATCTGGGCCTGCGCGACCTGCGCCTGCTCAATCAGCTCGCGAACCGCGGGGCTACCGCGGGTCGCCGCAGGCAAAGACGAGAGTCCTCGCTGGGCCTCGACGAGTTTGTTGATGCTATCGAACGCCTCTGGGCGCACGAATGCCAGCCCTTGGGCGTCCTGAGTCGTGAGCAGCTTCTTCGTCAGACTGGCCGTCTCATTAAGGCGGCTGATTGATCCCGTCACCCGCTCAACGCTGCCGGCAAGCTGCTTAAAAGTTTCGCGACCGACCGACTCGTTCGCATTCAGCGCGTCGCGGACGGCGAGCACCTCGGCCTTTACGGCCGTCAAGGCCGGCGAGAACTGCCGCTGCACGGAAAACGCCAGCCCGTCAAACTGCTTGGTGGCGGCCGCCAGCGGGTCGGCGAGTTGCTTGGCAGCGAGCGCGAGCTGCTCTAGCGCCTTCGGATTTACGGGCAGATTGAAGTTGGCCGACTGCGCCGCCCGAAACGTCCGCTGGAGCTTCTCAAACTGCGAGAACATCCCCTCGAACGACTTGGCTGCGTTGTTGGACGCAGCCCTGATCGAAGACTCAAGCCGCTTCCCGTAGTTCTGCGCTTCGTCAGCAGACTTATTAAACGCCCGCGAAGCGTCAGCGGTATTTACCGTGACGATCGCGGAAATCTTGCCGATGTAGCCGCGGTTAGACACTGCCAAATCCTTGTGGCTACTGAGTTAGCTTCGCGAGTTCAGCGAACATCTGTTCCGGCGACTGCCTCGGCCTCTTGCTGGCGGGGATGAACACGTCTTCATCCGGCACCCGCTTGTAGTTCCCCGAGGCCGCCATGATCACGCGGCAGAGCCGCGCTGTCTGGCGCCAAGGGTTCTCCAGCGGATACCGTTTGTCGAACTCGGCCCAGGTGGCGAGTTCGCGACTGTCTACCTCCATCAACAACCTTCGCACCGACATCCCCAAGGCCAGGGCAAGCCGGTACTGAAACAACTTTTCGGGGCGAAGGTCTAGGCTTCCCCCAACTTCTCAACCGCCTCCGGCGTGAAGGCATTCAGCGACCACGCCTTCTCGAAGAGACGATTGATCACCGTGCTCGACTTCTTGCCGAGTTCTTCGGTTTCGGAGTCCTCGAAGAGCCGCGAGCCGGCCTCGTCGCAGAGCGTCTTGACGAGGAAGCGAAGCCGGAAGTGCTTCATCTTCTCCTCGGCGTAAGACTCCTCGAACGCCTCGCGCTCCAAACCGCTGATGGTCCGCAGGTGAACCGTCATTCCGTTCCACTCTGGAACCACGACGGCCTCGGTCTTCGTGTCGTTGATCGACAGGATGTCTTTCTTGCTCAAGCCCACTGCGAACCTCCGTAGTAGAAAAAAGAACTCACCAACCAGTGTGTGTGGTAATGCGAAAAACGGCGCGGCCGCTCGTGACTTGCCCCACGCCGGCAGTCACCTCGCCAGACTCGGCGATGGCATTAAGCGTGAGCGATGGCGTGAGGCCGGTGAAAGACAGTGTCCCGCTCTTGCCCACGATGTTCCTCAGAGACATCGTGGCAGTGCCGCAGATGAAATCCACCGACACCGCGCCGTGGCTCAACCAGTCGCCGGTCGGGACCAATCGAAGGTTGGCGGTGGCCGTACTGAGCGCCGACGTCATATTGACGCACTCGGCCGTCGGTTGCTCCACCGAAAGCCGAGTGGCAGTCAATACGACCGACGTTGCGGCCTGGGTGCCGCCGAACGCAAACGAGAAGGTAGACCCTTGTGCTACGAATCCAGCCATCGCTTACGCGACGCGGAAGGTCGCACTCCCAGAGATGAGGGCGCCGACGGAGCCGCCGATCGAGGCCGACGCGATGGTCGCAGTGACGCCGGTGAACGTGACGGGGCCGGTGATGCTGAGAGAGCCAGAAGTGCCGGCCGCGAGCACGTTCGTCGAGATGTAGTCGATCGTGACCTCGCGGTCGGTGGCAAAACCGCCGACGAACTCTCGGCGGCCGTTCGGCGCGATGCCGAGGTGCGAGCCGTCGATGAGGTCTTGCGTGTCATTGACCTGAAACGAGGTGATGGTGAGCGTGGTGCCGCCAAAAACGAAGGACAGTCCCTGTGCTGAAATGCCGGCCATGCTTGTTGCGCCTCCTTGCGCCAGTTACTAAGTGGCAGATTCCTGCCACCTGATCTGATACAGTTGCCTCACCTCGTAGGCCGGAGGCAGTTGTGCCCCGGCCACGGTCGGATCGAGGAAGTCGTCGGTTTCCGACACCAACCTCATATCTTCAATAGTAGCATTTGCGAGTGTGCCGGTGTGGCCGTCAAGCGCCAGCCGCACTTCGTCGCCAAGCTCGCGGACGCCGTCATAGGTCAGCGCCCACGACGAAATTTGGAGGCTTACCAGGGGCATGAACATCGGCCCCGACAGCGACGATTCGCGGGTGATGTTCGACCGCTTGTAGACGATGAAAGGCAGGCTGGCGACGGGCTTCGCCGGCACGGCGATGGGGTAAACCTGAAAGCCCACCAGCCGGACGACGCCAGGCGTGGAGACGAGCTTCAGGTAAACGTGCTTTTCGGGTGAGATGAGCATCAGAGATTCGCCATCCGCCTAGAGATTGCGTTGTTCAGGAGGGTCTGCACGACGTTGGCCGACTCGCGGATGGTGTTTTCCATCGGGTGCTGGGCGGGCATGGGAGGCAGGAGCTTGCCGGGCGTAAGCGTGTAGATGAAATCGTGCGGGTAGCCGCTGCCTCGCCGCGCCTGCCGAGTCGGCTCGTCTCTGCTACCCATGATGAAGTAGTAGCCGACACCTGAGCGAGCGAACTGCTCGTCATTCATCGTCTGCGTCCGCTTCATCCGCCCATTGATCTGCTGGTGGACGTTGACGTAGGTGCGGCGGCCCTGCGTGCCGGGCTTTCGGTAGCCCGTGCCGAACTCGACCAGCCAGGCGTGATTGCCGCTACCTTCTTCAGGGTCAGACCCCCGGTTGCCAGACTGCGCCGGCCCGGTGATCGCGACGTAGACGCCGTTGCCGTAGTTCTTCGTCTCGGTCCTGACCGACTTTCGCAGGTTTCCGGTGACGTCGCGAACCTTGTTGATGTAGCCGACTTTGATCGGCAGCGAAGCATTCCTGACGGCCCGCAGAAAGAAGGCCGACTGATCCTTGCCCAGCGCATCGGCCGCCTTTTGCAGGCGGGCGGCGAATTCC